GCATACAACTTGTGTGCAATGGTTTTATATTCATATGCACGACGTGGAAAGTTCTTGATAAATGGATACCGCTATTTAAAAAAATATCATGATTTAACAAACATGATTATTTGGAACAAAGGTGGAGGCGGAATTGGTGACTTGAAACATACTTTCAGCACTGACTACGAAGTTATACTATGTGCAAATAATGGTAAGGAAATAACTGGAAAAAGAATCGGTTCCGTATGGACTATAAAAAAAGATTCTTCTTCTGAATACGTTCATCCTACGCAAAAGCCAATAAAGCTGTCTGAATTTGCAATAAGGAATACAACAGAACGTGGAGACGTTGTTCTTGATCTATTTGGAGGCTCAGGTTCCACATTAATTGCCTGTGAGCAAATGGACCGCAGATGCAGGATGATGGAATACAACCCAGCTTATTGCGACGTGATAGTGGACAGATGGGAAAAATTCACAGGAAATAAAGCAAAATTAATCAGAGGGGTAGAAGGAAATGAATAGTAAATGGCGAATGAAAAAAACTTAAGACCCGGTAGTATGCAAAGCAAGAGCGAAGCTAGAGCAAATGGGAAAAAAGGCGGAATCGCCTCCGGACAGGCTCGCCGCAGAAAAAAAACCCTCTCTGAACTTGCGAAAATGATAGCTGACAATCCAGCGCCCGACAATGCTCGAGCAAAGCTCGCAAAAATGGGAATATCCGACGAGGACGCAAACAACAACGCTGTTGTAGCAGCATCTATATACGCAAAAGCTATCAAAGGAAATATGCAGGCAGTGGACAAATGGGAACAGTTGGTAGCTGTATCAAAATCAGACGAAAACAAATACGAGCTTCCGGCCAGAGTGCTCGGCAAGGCATTCGTGGATATTAACCGACAGATTAAGCCTAATATCGAATATGTATTCGAGGGCGGTCGAGGTGGTCTGAAATCCTCTTTCGTAGCTTTTAAGATTGTTGAGCTTATTAAGAATAATCCACAGATGCACGCCTGCATTACAAGACAGGTGGCAGGCACTCTGAAAGATTCCGTATACGCCAATATGAAATGGGCTATCAATGAACTTGGACTGATGGAAGAATTTGAATGCAAGGTGTCGCCACTTGAGATCAAGTATATTAAGACTGGACAGACAATATACTTCCGTGGTCTGGATGATGAAACCAAACTGAAATCCATTAAGCCGGAGTTTGGCTACATTGGAATCCTCTGGAAAGAAGAAAAAGATCAAATGAAGGGAGATGCTCAGGAACGCTCTGTTAATCAGTCAGTGCTTCGTGGTGGTGATGAATCCTATGATTTTTCATCATACAACCCACCAAAATCAAAATCAAACTGGGTAAATAGGATTAAGCTCACACCTAACCCAAAAAGAGTTATTCATCATTCAAGTTATCTGGAAGCCCCGGCAGAGTGGCTAGGTCAGAAATTCCTTAATGATGCAGAGCACTTAAAGGAAGTCAATCCAGAAGCATATGAGCATGAATACCTGGGTGTCCCAAATGGTGACGGCGGAAACGTATTTGAATATCTCGAAATCAGAGATATTACAGACGAAGAGATCAGCCACATGGACCGCATTTTCGCTGGTGTAGATTATGGATGGTACCCGGATGCCTTCTGCTATCTCCGAACTTATTATGATTCTGCCAGAGAGAAGATATATCTGATTGACGAGCTGTATGTAAATAAATGGAGCAACTCTAAGACTGCTGATTGGATCAAGAAAAAAGGCTATGACGATTACACAATGATATGTGATTCTGCGGAACCTAAGTCTGTGAATGACTTCCGGGATGCCGGACTTCCTGCAAGAGGAGCAATCAAAGGACCGGGAAGTATCGAGTATGGTTTCAAATTCTTACAGACAAAGACTATAGTCATTGACCCGAAGCGAACACCGAACGCATATAAAGAAATCACAGAATATGAGTACGATCGGGACAAAGAGGGAAATGTAATAAGTGGTTATCCTGACGGAGATGATCATGCAATCTCGGCACTTAGATATGCTTATGAGCCGTTGTTTAACAGGAGAGGTTACAGTGCATAATGGGACTTATAACAACACTAAAAAGGTGGTTTAATATGATATTCAAAAAACAAGCCGAAGAGGACTTCAACATTCAGGCAGCAGAATTTCCAGAGATGGAATCGCTGATTAACCGGTGCGCGAACATTTACAGAGGTGCGCCGGAATGGCTGGATGATAAGAATAATATCAAGACGATCAATTTTGCTAAATCTGTCTGCTCAGAAACAGCTCGGCTCGCAACGCTGGCGATCGGCATTCAGATAGACGGTTCTGCAAGGGCTACGTGGCTACAGGAACAGATCGACAAGGTATATTTTCAAATCCGTCACTGGGTAGAATATGGCTGTGCTTATGGAACAGTATTTATTAAGCCAAATGGTGAGAGCCTTGACGTATTCACTCCGGCAGACGTGATGATTGTGGACTATGACAATCAGGAAATAAAGGGGATTATATTTAAGGATTCCTATACTGTTGGACGGAAATACTACACACGGCTTGAATATCATCGTTTTGTCGAGACTACAATAGATGGCGTGACAACTTATCCATATTATGTTTCTAATAGAGCCTATGTGTCAAAATCTCCTCAGAGCATCGGTGATAAGATTGACCTTAAACAGACCAAATGGGCGGACCTCATGGCAGATACACCGCCAATACTCAAGGCAAACGGAGAGAAGCTGGACGGACCTCTGTACGGAGTGCTGCGGACACCACAAGCAAATAACGTGGATATTAATGCACCATTGGGATTGCCGATATTTGCCGAAGCTATCGAAGAACTGAAAGACCTTGACATTGCATACAGCCGTAATGCCGGAGAGATATTTGATTCTCAGAAGATTGTTCTGGCAGATGATAGACTGCTGATGCCAAGTGGTACACCTGTATCAGCCATGTCACCGCAGGGCATGGAGAACAGACGCAACGAGATGAACTTGCCGCACTTTGTCAAGAACGTATTTGGTGAAGGACAGGATACGTTCTATCAAGAAATCAATCCACAGCTCAACACAGATACCCGCATAAGCGGTATAAATGCCCTTCTTGGACAAATTGGATATAAGGTCGGATTTTCCAATGGATATTTTGTATTTAACGAAAAAAGTGGAATACAGACTGCCACAGAGGTGGAAGCAGGACAACAGAGGTCTGTACAATTTATCAAAGATGTAAGAGACCAATTAGACAAAAGTATAAAGCAAGTAGTGTATGCGTTAAGCGTATATGCGGATTTATACGGATTGGCTCCAGTCGGTACATATAAAGTTCAGTGCAACTTTGGCGAAATGGCATATTCTTATGAGAGAGACCGAGACAATTGGTGGAAGTATCGCTTACAGGGCGACTGCCCTCCTTGGATGTATTATGTCAAATTCGAAAATATGACAGAATCCGAGGCTAGAGCAATGGTCGAAGAAGCTCAGCCAGACGAACCAAAATTATTCGGAGAGGAGTAAAAAGATGGCAGATAAACCAGTAACAAGGGAAGAGAAATATCTTTCGTACTTGACAGGCGATTACACGGGCGAACTTCAAAATCCAATAACGAGAAAAGAGAAGTATTTATACGAATTATGTTTAAAAGGAATTGGCGGGGAGATTTCGCCGGAAGAAATCAAGAATGCAGTAAATGAGTACCTTGAAAAGAATCCAGTCAAGCCCGGAGCCACGACAGAACAGGCGCAGCAGATCGAGCAGAACAAGACGGATATTGCTTCCCTGAAAGTGGAAACTGATTCGCTAAAGGAAGATTTAGACAACAAAATTACAAAGTTCTATGCATCGAATCAGGGTGAAGCTCATATCACTGATTCTGACAATGGAAAGATTCACGATATGGTTCTGTATGGAAAGAGCGAGCAGAACCAATACAAAGGGATAAATTTACTTCCTACTAGCATTAGTTATAACGAAATAATAGAAGCTTCGATTCCAAAAGGAACACATATTTTTTGGGCTACAGACGGTACACCTGCTCTTGGCGGTAATTTCAAGTTCTATAATGAAGATAAAACTCAAGAGACATGGTTCGGAGTTGATGCTGGCAAGACTGCAATGACAAGCACAATAGATATTGATGTTAAATATATAGAGTTCCTTATTTCCAAAGACCAATCAGTTAAAATATGTTTAGGCATTGGAGATGATCCAGTATATGAACCCTACACAGGTGGTCAGCCGTCCCCCTCGCTAGATTATCCGCAGGAGATTAAGAGCGTTGTGAATCCTACAGTTAAAGTAACAAATGAAGATGGATTAAAGGTTCAATCTGTTACGCTTAACAATATCACCCTTAACGCAATTCCGGTCTCAAGTGGTGGCAACGTCACAATCGACGGTCAACAGTATATTGCGGATTATGTGGATGTGGAACGGGGGAAGTTGGTAAAGATGGTTGATTCTTCTAAGCTAGATAATACGCAATCTATTGCAAACAAAACCGAATGGTTATTAGCAGAACCACAAGAAATTGACTTAACACAGGAAGAAGTACAGACACTTAAAGCACTTGCAACATATTATCCAACTACAAACATATTTATCAATTCCGAACAGCTTGACGGTATGACGGTATTCAACTATCCAATAAGTATGGCTAATGGTTGGAACTACGTCAAGCAGCAACTCAACGACAACCGAGATTATATCTATGATATGGACACAAATATTCAGGACATCGACACACAGAGCGCAGAAGCTTATGTCAATAGCGAATATGCGGTAGCACTTACAGAATTGGAGGTATAGAAAATGTTATACAAAGCACTCAAAAAACTCAAAGAAAGAAACGGTCTCACAGACGACCTCAAGAACAAGATTGATGTGTTTTTCGCAGTCGGACGCATCACAGAGGAACAGTACAACGAGTTAATGGACGTAAAAGAGGAAGCCGTCAGTCTCCTCTAATCCATCTCAATAATACAACTCGGACGCTCAATGTCATAACACAGAGGGTCACTTGGGTCTAGCACTGGGCACGTCAGCACGACCCTCTTGCCGTCCGAACTTACTGCATGGAATGACACGGCACTCCCGTCCATGTCATATACTCCATGCCCTGTGATGGTGTATTCCGTTCCGTGGATTGTTACTTTTTCATACATGTGGTATTTCCTCCTTTTGGAGTATTGTACCACACAAAAACAAAACATGTACCACGACTTTTGATGAAAGAGGTGATATACTATGCTTAGTCCAGAATATTTGCGAAGAATCACAGAAGGCAGTGAACAGATAGCAGAAGAATTGCATCAGTATATCATCTCTGAGATCGTGTCGAGGATGATGGCAAGAATCGGCAGAGGTGAGGACTACATTCTGACCAATGCCGATGCGTGGAGAATCAGAACACTACAGGAATCCGGCGAACTGCTAGAGGACATTCTAGCGGAACTATCCAAGTACACCAAACGTGAACAGCAGGAACTTCTTGAAGCGTTTGAGGATGCCGGAATCACTGCAATGAACTATGATGATAAGATATACAAGGCGGCAGGATTAAGCCCTGTACCGCTTGAACAATCCCCGACTATGATAAGGCTCATGGAGCGGAATATGCTTGCGACTATGGGCGAGTGGAAGAACTTCACAAGAACAACTGCAAGTGCCGCTCAAAAGCTCTATATCGAGCAATGTGACCTTGCGTATAACCATGTGATGACTGGGGCAGTCGGATATACGCAAGCCATTAAAGAAGCAGTTAATAATGTTGTGAATGGTGTGACTGTCACATATCCATCTGGTAGAAAAGACACGATTGAAACAGCGGTAGCCCGCTCTGTCAGAACTGGCGTGGCTCAAGCTACCGGAGATATATCCCTAAAACGTATGGAAGAAATGGACTGGGATTTAGTTCTGGTCAGTGCACACATGGGAGCCAGAACGGGTGATGGCGGTCAGAATCCCGGAAATCACTCATGGTGGCAAGGTAAGATATATTCTCGTTCTGGCAAGAGCAAGAAATTTCCACCTTTTTCATTGACTGGATATGGGACAGCAAGTGGACTGTCAGGGGTAAACTGTCGGCATAGTTTCGGAGCCAGTGATGGAGAATTTAATCCTTATGCAGAACTATCAGCACAGGACAAAGCTGACAAAGGCAAACAGTACGAAAAGGAACAACGGCAACGTACTTATGAGCGAAGAATCAGAAAGACAAAGAGAGAAGTTCTCGGAATGCAAGCGGCAGTTAATAACTGCAAGGACGAACAGGCAAGATTTGCACTCCAACAAGACCTTGACCGGAAGTCTTATCTTCTACAAAAGCAAAATACTGCATACAAAGATTACTGCAAGCAGAACGACCTGAGAGAGCTGCAAGACCGGCTTATGATAGCGAAGTGGAACCGCCAGAACGCCGCAAAAGCCAGAGGAGCGGCAAAGAGATATAAAACAGCAAAGAGGATTGACTGATGGACAGATGGGAATATTATAATCCGAATCCTGCCGGGAATCGAGTCGGAGATTGTGCTGTCCGGGCAATATGCAAAGCAACCGGGTTTGACTGGGAAACAGTATTTGCCGGATTAATGATACAGGCATGTACTCTGTCAGATATGCCGAGCGCAAATTATGTCTGGGGAGCGTACCTCTATAAGCATGGATACAGGCGAAAACTGATTGAGCAGTCGGAGCGATATATTTATACAGTCAATGACTTTTGCGCAGATCATCCAACAGGCACATACATCCTCTGCATAGACGGTCATGTAGTGACGGTACAAGATGGCAAATATTTTGACACATGGGATTCCGGTAATGAGATTCCGGTATATTACTGGGAAAAGGAGAATAAATGAGCATATCAGAATTTGTACAGATTTTCCTCTCTATCTGCGGAGGGGTGTCCATTGTCGGAGGGGCGGCAGCCGTAATTTTTAAATGGATTACTCCGGCATTTCGACTTAATAAGCGAGTAGAGACACTGGAAGAACATGACAAGCGAGATTACGAGAGTCTTCAGAGGATCGCAGAACGAGATTCATTAATTCTGGAAGTGTTATCAACCATGTTGGATAGTCAGATTAGTGGGAATAACGTCGAAGAATTAAAAAAAACAAAACAGAAGCTTACAAATTATCTTGCGCAGAATCAGCGTTAGCATTAGTAAGGGGTATGCTCATGAAATTATATGTGTTCACAAAGAAAGATATAGACAGATTCTTGATAGAATGTAATTTCACACCGGATGAAGAAAAACTATTCCGGCTGAGATGCCAGGAACGCACTCTTGAATACTGCGCTGAACAGATGAATGTGAGTATCTCCACGGCAAAACGATTGAGCCGACGGGTGAACAATAAAATAATTAAAGTGTGCTGATACTTTTCAGATACTTATATGGGTCTTAGACGAACTGTCTAAGGCTCTTTTTTTATTTTAGAATATAATCAGAAAGGTGGTGCATAAGATGGCATTATATAACAATCCTTATCAATATAGTTTTGGCGTTCCGGGACAGATGAACCAATTTCAGCAGCAACCTGTCCAGATGCCAGCTCAACCAGTACAACAACCCCAGCAGAATAACAATGGTATCCTGTGGGTATCTGGCGAAGTTGGCGCAAAATCCTATCTGGTAGCACCCGGGACAAGTGTTTTACTGATGGATTCAGAATCAGAGAAATTTTATATAAAATCCACGGACGTTTCCGGTATGCCACAACCATTACGGACGTTTGAGTATCACGAAATAGGCACTCAAATGCCACCTAAACAGCCTGTTCAGAACATGGACAGTAAATATGTCACCAGACAGGAATACGACGATTTAAAGGGCAAATACGAAGCTATTATAAACCGATTAAATTCTTTTTCTGAACCTGTTAGAGCTAATACCGCACAGGAATCAGCAGTCAAGGGAGGAAACGCAGATGAGTAATCCATTATTCAATGCCCTCGGTGGTGGGATGTCACAGGGAAACGGGCCAATGCAGATGATACAGCAGTTCATGCAATTTAGACAGAATTTTAAGGGAGACCCGAAAGCAGAAGTTGAGAAGATGTTACAGTCTGGGAAGATTTCTCAACAGCAACTTAATCAGGTTCAGCAGATGGCAGGGCAATTCCAGCACATGTTGAAAGGAATGAAATAGTACATTACAATCTGGCCAGATTGATGTAAATACACAAAAAAGGAGATTATATTATGGATGGAAATTATAGCTTAGCAGATATCGCCGCCGCTACTGGAAACGGTAGAAATAATGACGGCATGTTTGGCGGAGATGGTAGCTGGTGGATTATTGTTTTATTCATTTTTGCTTTCTTCGGATGGGGAAACAACGGCTGGGGCAATAATGGCAACGGCGGCGGATATGCAGCCACAGCAGCTACCCAGGCAGACATTCAGAGAGGATTCGATAACTCCGCAGTAATCAGCAAACTTGACGGAATCAACAGTGGCCTGTGCGATGGCTTTTATGCCATGAATAACGGTATGCTTACTGGATTCAATGGAATCAACACCAACATCATGCAGACCGGCTTCGGAATCCAGCAGGCTATTAATGCCGATACTGTGGCTAATATGCAGAATACCAATGCTTTACAGGCACAGCTTGCGAACTGTTGCTGCGAAACCAGAGAAGCAATTCAGGGCGTAAATTACAATATGGCACAGAATACCTGCGCATTGCAGAACACAATGAACAGTAACACAAGAGACATTATTGACAGTCAGAATGCAGGAACAAGAGCCATTCTTGACTATCTTTGCAATGAAAAGATTTCTAGTCTGCAGGCTGAGAATAATGATCTCAGACGTGCTGCATCTCAGGATCGCCAGAGCGCACTTCTCACAACTGCAATGGCTTCTCAGACACAGCAGCTCATTAATGCAATCAATCCAGCACCGATTCCGGCATATCAGGTTCCTAACCCGAACACATATTACGGATGTGGATGCGGATGCAATACCGGATGTAATTGCTAATAACTTCATATCGAGAGTATCTTTCGATTGATTCGAATGTCGGCTTATGCCGTTATTACACAGAGGGGCAGGCTGAGACCTGTCCTTTTGTAATATGAAAGGGGTAAAAATTATGGCAGAATTTACGAATGTGGCTGCTCAGACTGTAGCAGCAAATGGAAACGTAGTATTTTCAAACACAGCAGTTAAAGGTTCTAACTGTATTCAGCACAGAGAGGGAAGCGGAATCATCACTCTAAGAGGACTGACTAACCAGTGCAAGGCGAGATTTTTCATGAATTTCTCCGGCAACATTGCAATTCCAACAGGCGGTACTGTTGGAGCTATCTCACTGGCTATTGCAATTTCTGGTGAGCCGGTTCTTTCTTCTCAGATGATTTCCACACCGGCAGCAGTAAATCAGTACAATAATGTGTCCTCTGGCATCTATATTGATGTGCCTCGCGGATGCTGCGTTAATATCGCGGTAGAAAACACAAGCGATCAGGCTATTTCTGTTGCGAACGCGAACATTGTTGTGACCAGAGAAGCGTAGGAGGTGTGATTATGAGAGATATTAAAGACTTATGTGCAAGAATCGAAGACGAGCTGTCCAAAATTGCTGATAATGGGCTGACCACTGGGAACTTGGAAATGACATACAAACTGATTGATATGTACAAAGATATCAAGAATACGCAGTACTGGGATAAGAAAGTAGAGTACTACAACACTGTCCTTGATGAGATGCGTGGCGGATACAATGACGATTACAGTGAACGTGGAAGAAAGCGCGACAGCATGGGGAGATACAGCGCAAATGACGGCAGAATGATGCCGGATTATGACCGAGGCAGTTCTTATGCCAGACGTGGTGAGCATTATGTTAGAGGACATTACAGCCGCTCTGACGGACGAGATGCTTATGACGACTATATGACACAGAAACAGAGCTATCGTTCCGGCAAGTCTGAAGACTGCAAAAGAAAGATGCTCGCCGCATTGGAAGAACATCTGGACGAACTTACAACAGAAATGAGTGATATGTCCAAGGATGCAGAGTGCCGGGAAGAACGTGATCTTGTCAAGAGATACGTAGAAAAACTCCGTGATATGCTCTAAAAACACAAAAGTGGTAGAGAGGTAGTTAAAAGAAATCTGTTATAATGTAATTGTGCAGCAGGAAGCACAAGTAAAACGGTTGTTTTTGACATTTTCGTTTTAATCCTCCTTCCTTTAATTTAGTAGCTGGTACGCACGCTTTAACGGAAAGTTGAACAGGTTCGAATCCTGTCGTGCGTATTTGCCATCTGGCACGCAAGATGGCTCACCTCCTTGATTAAGGTTTTTGTTATTCATACTTTTCTTTTAAAAAAGAAATAAATATCCGAAACAACTCGTGGCAGGCATGACACGTTAAACACCTTGCTAACCCGGGAATCCGGGTTATGTGGAATGTACGCTAGTGGAAAACTGACAGAGTCGCACTCTGGTCTCCGGTTCGATTCCGGGCGCTCCGCTTTAATCCGCTTAGAGTTAAGCTGTTTGTATACAGGTGGTCTATGTCTCAGGTGGATTTACGCTATAGCGAAAGAAGTGAAATTCACCCCAGTTTCTTTTTAGAGGGTTGGCCGTTATAGGCGGCATGGAATGTAGCTCAGTGGTAGATCGCACTGTAAATGTGAGGTCGCAGGTTCGATTCCTGCCTTTCCGATTACCTTGCCAGTGGTCTAACTGGCTTAATCCATTTACCTGCGGCGGCAGGTCAATAAACACGACCAGGAGGATGTTATGCAGAAACTTATTGACACTTTAAAATCATTTGGAATTGAAATCCCGGAGGATAAACAGGCAGATGTAAAGAAAGCACTTTCTGAGAATTACAAGAACGCAAAGGAAGTGGCGAAAACTCTGTCAAAAGTTGAGGGAGAACGAGATAACTGGAAAGAACGTGCTGAGACAGCAGAAGAAACCTTAAAAGGTTTTGACGGTATCGACCCGGCAAATATTAAAAGTGAGTTAGAGACTTGGAAACAGAAAGCGGCAGATGCAGAGAAAGAATTCAATGCAAAAATCTACGACCGTGATTTCTCGGATGCTCTGAAAGCGGCACTCGATGACGTTAAGTTTTCCAGCGAAGCGGCAAAGAAATCAGTCATGGCAGACATCAAAGAAGCAGGATTAAAGCTGAAAGACGGCAAAATTCTCGGATTAAATGATCTGATTGAGCAGATGAAGCAGTCTGACGCATCTGCTTTTGTGGATGAATCTCAGCAGCAGGCTCAGCAGAATCAGGCAAGATTTACCACTCACGTTGGACAGCAGCAGACACCGGGAAGCATGACTAAAAAAGATATCGAAGCGATCAAAGACCCGTCCGAGAGACAGGCTGCAATTGCTCAGAATATCCAGTTATTCCAGTGATTTTTTACACCGACTATACACCAGAGTATAGCCGCTAACCCAATGCCTTAATAATTAATTATGGGTAGAAAGGATTTTATATGGCAGCAAAAGCTAATCTTATTATGACAAATGATATTCAGGTAAAAGCACGTGAGATTGATTTTGTTACCAGATTCGAAAGAAACTGGGAACACTTACGTGAAATACTTGGTATCATGCGTCCAATCAAAAAGACGCCCGGAGCGGTTCTTAAATCAAAATATGCAGAGGGTACATTACAGAACGGAAATGTTGGTGAAGGTGAGGAAATCCCTTACAGCAAATTCGTTGTAAAAGAAAAACCCTATGCAGAAATGACTATCGAGAAATACGCAAAGGCTGTATCTATCGAAGCAATCAAAGATCACGGTTACGAGAACGCTGTTCAGATGACCGATGATGAATTCCTCTTCCAGCTTCAGACTAATGTTACTGAAAGATTTTACAACTATCTGAAAACAGGTACTCTCTCATTCACGGAAACCACTTTCCAGATGGCTCTGGCAATGGCTAAAGGTCGTGTAGAAAACAAATTCAAACAAATGCATAGAAATGTAACTGGCATTGTTGGGTTTGTAAATATTCTGGACGTGTACGAGTATATCGGAGCAGCTGGGATTTCTATTCAGAACCAGTTCGGCTTCCAGTATGTGAAAGACTTCCTGGGATTCAATACGATTTTCTTACTGTCTGACAGTGAAATTCCGAGAGGAACAGTAATCGCTACACCTGCTGAAAATATCGTTCTGTACTATGTTGACCCGAACGAATCTGATTTCGCAAAAGCGGGTCTTGTATATACTGTATCCGGTGAAACAAATCTGATCGGATTCCATACACAGGGCAATTACCACACAGCAGTGTCTGAATCATTCGCAATCATGGGGCTTACCCTCTTTGCAGAATATATTGACGCTGTTGCTGTCGGAACTATCGACACAACTCAGACACTGGGAACCCTCACTGTAAACTCCGCAGCAGGAAGTAAGAGTGGAGATACAAAAGTAACCATTACTCCGGCAAAAGCAAACGCAGGGAATGCATATAAATACAAAGTTGCATCTTCTGAGACTGCCGTAGACTACGGACAGAATGTGAAGAACTGGAGCGCATGGGATGGTGAATCCGACATTACAGCAACAACAGGGCAGGTAATCACAGTGGTTGAATGTGACAGCACATATAAAGCACTGAATGCTGGACACGCGACTGTAACAGCGAAGTCATAAATGTAGGAGGTAACTGGCATGGCTTATGCAGATTATAAATTCTATATAGAATCATTCGGCAATGTTGTGCCAGAAACCGACTTCTCACGACTGGCAGAAAGAGCCAGTGATTTTGTGGACACAATGACGTTTGACAGACTGGTGGACGGACTGCCAACAAACGAACGCTCACAGAAGCGTATCAAAAAGGCGGTCTGTTCATTGGCTGAATTAATGTATCAGATTGAGCTTGCTGAAAAGAATGCTACCAATGCCGCTGTGAGTGGTGCGTCAACCGCAATCGGGTCCGGTGGTAGCACGACAGGCATTGTAACATCTGTAAGTTCCGGCAGTGAATCCATCTCTTACGCAACGCCTCAGCAGATTGGAGCGGGTGCAAAGGAATGGAGTGCGGTATATGATGCCGCCGGAGATGTACGGAAAACGAATGACTTACTCTTAAAGACAGCTTTACCGCTTCTGATGGGAGTAAGGACGGATGATGGCATACCGATATTGTATGCGGGATTATAAAAGGAGGCAAAGATGGAAGCATTATTTACAAATGTAACTCTGATTCTGGCAGTAATCAGTGTTTTGGCGTTTTGCGTGTCTGTAATTACACAGGTGATTAAAAACGTTGGATTCCTGTCAAAAATTCCGACAGATGCCTTGGTGCTTGTACTGTCAATCGGAATCACTGTAGCTGCTTTTGTGGCGTATATGCAGTACATTCACATGACAATCTTGTGGTATATGATTTTAGCAGCTACCATGGCCGGGTTTATTGTGGCATTTATTTCCATGTTCGGATGGGAAAAGATTACGGAATTATGGAAACGAACGTCCAAGGTTGACGTGGATAAGCTGAATAAGAAAGAGTGATTTTATGGGCGGACGTGGTGGAAGTAGTGGGTTAAGTAACGAGAAGCCGGTTTCTAAGCTTATTGCGAAGGTGTACTTTAATTCTTCAAAGAAAAGTGACGCTTTAAGAGGGAGCGGAACTGTTAAAAAAGACAGTAAACTTGAGAAGGTCATTAATTCGGAAAACACTAGCTACTTTAAGTCAATCAAGACAAAGAGCGAAGCAGTAAAAACAATGAATTATATAAATGACAGATTAAGTGAGAGTAAAAGGAAAATCGCAAAACTTGGAAGTGCAGAGGCGTTATTTAAAAATCAAAGGCTTGCTATAGAGCATCGAAAATTAGTCAATGCCAGTACAGCCATGAGAGATGAAATGCACAAATTTTCAAAGGCATCTGAAAAAGGCGATACAAGTGCTTTGCACGATACAAGCCGTACTACCACCACTTATGACAGAGCCAGAAAGCGCAGAATGAAAAACTTTGATTCATGGTTCTTTGGAAGCGGAAAGAAGTAATCTATGGCAAACCGAGAGACAAGTATAGCTTACGAAAATCTGAACCGCCGCATCTTCCCTGGTGTCGGCGAATACGGTATACCACGGATAAAATCGGAATTATTCGAGGGCAATTGCGAATTTGTCGGATTCAATTACGCCAGAGGAAAATGCAGTAATCCAGAAGAGAAAGCTGTTCATTTCTTCTTAGATGATTACCAATTCGATGCGCTATGGAGAAACCCAGACAGGTACGTGGACAAGCTGAGCAAATTCCGGTACATTCTAACACCAGATTTTAGCACCTACACCGATTTTCCTAAAGTCATCCAGATATACAACCATTATCGCAAGCACTGGATAGGTGCATATCTCCAAGAATATGGTTGCCGTGTGATTCCAACAATCTCATGGAGCACACCGGATTCTTACGATTGGTGTTTCGATGGGGAGCCAAAGGGTGGAACAGTTGCAGTATCTTCTGTTGGTTGTATGAATGGAAAGAAAAAGAAAGAACTGTTTCTTTCTGGTTACGATGCCATGATTGAGAAGTTGCACCCAGAAAGCATTATCTTTTACGGGAAAATGCCGGAAGAGTGCAAAGGCAATATTGTCCGAATAAAATCATTCTCTGATAGATTTTCAAAAGCAATATGTGAAGGATAGGAGGGTATCATGTATTCATCTAAAATTACACTTTTCAACTATTACGAAAGTGCCACGACAAGAGATGCGTACTGGTATCCTCATGTTTTATCCGGCGTTGACCTCATTACTGACAAAGGAGCAATCCTTAAAAAGTACGGACCAGACGCAACTGACAACGCACAGTTGCACGTTCGATACACTGTCCAGAACGGTGATATAATCATTGCTGACAAGGACGGCAAGATTCTTCCATGGGTGCCTCATAAAGAGTGGAAAAGGCAGATTAATAACGCTCTAGAAGACACTATCACATTCTCAGATGAGTCATTCTTCTGGGAAGGTGAGTGGACTGGTGGAACGGTATCTGACAGTGATTATCGGAATGGATTCTACCAGTACATGAATGAGAATAAGGACAACGTATTCAAGATTACCAGTGTGGGTGGTCCGTATACGCTGATTCCACATTTTGAGATTCTGGGTAAGTAATATGAGCAAAATTCATCATTTCAAAGGATTCTCCATAGTTGACGGAGATATGAAAATCAAGCTGAATATGGACAGGTTCTCCAGACAATACCAAGAAGCCCAGTATCTTCTTGATGGAATGGTTATGGACGGTATGGTTCCGTTTATGCCGATGATTACAGGAGACTTCATTAACCGGACAAGAGTTGAGAGTACATCCTTACAAGGAACTGGGAAAGTATGCGCGGCGGCGGCTCCTTATGGACGTTTTCTGTACGAGGGGAAAGGAATGGTTGATGAAGCAACTGGAAGTCCCTACGCAAGACGTGGAGCAAAGAAAGTTCTCGTTAGTCAGTTTTCTGGTCGGACAGCCGCAAAGGAAAATCTTGAATACACCAAACAGGCTCACCCACGGGCACAGGCAAAGTGGTTTGATGCCGCTAAACGGCAATATGGTGACACATGGGTTCGCAAAGTAAAAGCACAGGCAGGAGGTGGCAGGCATAGCAGATAAACCTATCGGAAAAGACGCAACCGGATACGAAATTCTGACAGATGCCATGAAAGCACTTCTGAACCAGTATCCGGGACTGTATGAAAATGAAACAATCAAGTTTGAAGAACTTGGCAAGGAATCAGGAATTGCGTTCTCGGCAGATAATGGAGCTTTGATTTATTCAGAAAAAGAAGATGTTTGTGGCGTAATGCACCAGGTATGCCAGTACCCATTTTACGTGGTATATCGCACAGCATCCGACAAGGAAAGGCAGAAGCTATCCGTTCAGAAGTTCCTAGATAATCTCGGTAAATGGATATGCCGAGAACCAGTTATCATAAATGGCTCTGAGACACGTTTAAATGCGTTTCCTGAGCTTTCTCAGGGGCGAGTGATAAAACGTATCACCCGTGATAATTCCTATGGTTTAGAACCACAGGAGAGTGGTGTACAGGATTGGTTATTACCATTAACGGTACGCTACGAAAATACTTATGAAGTAATATAACAAGTAACAACCAGCTATCAATCGGAGATAGTCGCTAACCTACACAGCCTTTTAAAAGTTATAGGCAGAAAGGACATTTCTATGGCAGTTACAGGCAAAATTGACCGTAAATATATGGCTCATTATATCGATGCAGGTTCTCTCTGTGGAGGACTGACACCGAAGTATGAACGTCTTGGAAAAGATCTGGAAGAGTACAATGTTGAACTCAATCCAGACACCGAAACCTCTAAAAACATTCTTGGAGAATCCACATTCAAACATAACGGCTACGAAGTTTCTTCTGACGCTGATCCATTCTATGCAGACACTACTTCTGATCTGTTTACAGCATTACAGAAGATTGTAGATGGACGTCTCAAAGACGATAACCTCAAAACAAAAGCAGTTGAGGTTCACCTTTGGACAGAAGCCACAGCAGGCAAGTATGAAGCATATCAGCAGGACTGCTACGTTGTGCCGACCTCCTACGGCGGTGATACATCTGGCTATCAGATTCCGTTTACCGTCAATTATACCGGCGAACGAGTAAAAGGAAAATTTGATATCAGTTCCGGCACATTTACAGCTGACAGCGAATAATTTTTAGGAGGATATAGAAAATGGCAAAAACAATTAATACAAACATTGATGATGGATTTCTTCTTTTCACATTCACAAACAAACAGGGTGAAGTGTTCTCTTCATTTAAGCTGAACCCTACCGACATTAACGTTGCAGCAAGAGCGGAAGAATTGGAAACTTTCTTTGAGCAGGCTCAGGAATCTGTTAAAAATGTTTCTTCCAGCAAAGAGATGGCTGAGATTAATAAGCAGATTGAGGACAAAATCAATTATATGCTCGGATATGAAGCATCTAAGGATTTATTTAAAGAACCAATTACCGCAACAACTGTTTTTGGAAATGGTCAGGTATTCGCTTATATCGTCCTTGACAAAATCAATGAAGCACTTACTCCAGAGATTGAAAAGAGAAAGAAAAAAATGCAGGAAGTGGTCAATAAGTACACGGAGAAGTATACAAAATGACCGCCTATGAGTTGCCCACCTCACTAAATATCAGTGGGGTGGATTTTTCTATCAGAACGGATTTTCGAGTAATTATTGACATTCTGGTCGCCATGAATGACCCAGAATTGGACGAACAGGCGAAAGCTGTTGTTATGTTACAGATTTTGTTTGAGGACTGGCAAAGCATACCCCTGGAACATCTTACAGAAGCTTGTCAGAAAGCTTGCGAGTTTATTGATTGTGGTCAATTCGATGATATCCCGAACAAGCCCAAAACCCGTTTGATGGACTGGGAACAGGATGGAGATATGATCGTTCCGGCTGTGAACAAGGTTGCTGGTAAAGAAATCAGATCAGTACCTTATATGCACTGGTGGACGTTTTTTGGATACTTTATGGAATCTGGCGAGTGCCTGTTCAACACCGTAGTTGGAATCCGGTCAAAAAAAGCAAAGGGCGAAAAGTTCGATAAATGGGAAAAGAAATTCTATCAGGAAAATAAGAACATTATTGACATAAAAACACGTCTCAGCGACGAGGAGCAAGCTTATAAAGATAAGCTGAATGAGATGTTGAACCTCAAATAGTTAGGAGGTGGACACATGGCTGCTGATGGCTCAGTCATTATTGATACCAGAATGGACACATCAGGTGTGCAAAACGGCGTATCAGCAATCAGGCAGTCTTTTAACGGACTTGGCAGCGTAGTAAAAAAAATAGGCATACTGATTGGCGGAGCATTCGCAGTTGGCAAGTTAGCACAGTTCGGAAAAGAGTGTGTGGAGTTTGGTTCCGACCTCGCAGAAGTACAGAACGTGGTTGATGTTACATTTACAACCATGTCGGACAAGGTGAACGAATTTGCAAAGAATGCCATGACCTCTGCCGGACTGTCAGAAACCATGGCAAAAAGGTATGTTGGAACGTTCGGAGCAATGTCTAAGTCGTTCGGATTCTCAGAAGCACAGGCTTACGATATGTCAACGGCTCTGACACAGCTGACTGGTGATGTAGCATCATTCTACAACATCAGTCAGGACTTGGCTTATATCAAACTGAAATCAGTGTTTACAGGTGAAACGGAAACACTCAAGGACCTCGGTGTGGTAATGACCCAGTCGGCGCTTGACCAGTTCGCGCTGGCAAATGGCTATGGTAAAACCACATCCGCCATGACTGAACAGGAGAAAGTGGCTCTCCGCTTGGCTTTTGTACAGAAACAGTTGTCTGCCGCATCTGGTGATTTCATTCGAACATCTGACTCATGGGCGAACCAGGTCAGAGTGATGCAGTTACAGTTGCAATCTCTCAAGGCAACAGTCGGACAGGGATTAATCAATCTCTTCACTCCCGTTTTGAGAGTTATTAATATCTTGCTCGGTAAGTTAGCAACTCTGGCAAATGCCTTCAAGTCATTTACGGAATTAATCACCGGAAAGAAATCATCTGGCCAGACAGGCGCAAGTGGTGCAGGTCTTGTCGGAACAGATGCAATAGCTGATACGGCAGACCAATATGGAGATGCTGCCAACAATGCCGAAAAGCTGGCAGATGCGACAAATGATACAGCAGATGCAACTAAGAAAGCTACTAAGGCGGCAAAAGGATATCTTAGTCCTCTTGACGAAATAAATAATTACTCAACGGATAAAAGCACAGATTCATCGTCAAAAGTACCGGGCGCAACCGGCGGACTTGCAGATCAGATGAAAGATGCTGTACAAAATGTTGATTATGGAAAATTGGCAGAGGGTGAGACAGTTCTTGATAAAATGTCAAAACCGCTAAAAAAGATAATCGACAGATTTAAACAGTTGGCTAAGTTAATCGCAAAAGGATTCTGGGATGGATTAGGAGATTACGAACCAATTCTTGACGGAATAAAAAAGGATCTCGATTCCATATGGAAATCTTTAAAGGATATCTTCACTGATTCAGAAGTTGCTAAAGCAGCAAATAATTTTTTCGATTCATTCGCATATGCAATTGGACAAGTTGCCGGCTCATTTGCCAGAATCGGATTAACAATTGCGCAAAACATTATAGGCGGAATCGAAAAGTTTTTAAAGCAGAACACGCAAAGAATAAAGAACTATCTGATAGATATGTTCAATATCGGCTCTGAAATTGCACAAATAGGCGGAAACCTTGCAGTTGCTTTTGCTGATGTTTTCTCAGTTTTCGGCGAAGAAACTGCGCAGCAGATTACTGCTAATTTAATCGGAATCTTTACTGAAATTGGAATGGTTCTTACGGAAACAGCCGCAAAACTTGGCAGAGACATCCTTAACATGATTGCGCAGCCTTTTATCGACAACAAAGACATTTTGAAGTCAGCAATTGAGGGCAGCCTCGGAGTAATAGAAACTGTAACAAGTGGGGTCTTAACAGTTGTTCAAAACCTTAGTGATGCAATATCGAGGCTATACGATGAGCACGTAAAGCCGTTCTTTGATTCTATAGCGAATGGATTATCAAGCATATTTGAGACTCTGATAACTGGATATAATACGTACGTTCTTCCTGTTTTTCAAGGACTAGCAGAACAAATCAAAGGGCTATTAGAGGGACCATTAGGGGACGCAATTTTAAAGATAGAAACATTTCTCGGAAAACTCATTGATTCTCTGAAACTTCTGTGGGAGTCGGTGTTAGTTCCTTTAATTAACTGGATAATCGCGAATTTGCTTCCGGTTGTTGCAAAGATAATTGATGTTGTAGGCACCGTAGCGATAAAAGTCATAAAATCATTAATTAAAATAATTGGTGATGTAGCAGATACACTGAGTGGAATTATTGATTTTCTTGTTGGCGTTTTCACGGGAGACTGGGAACTGGCTTGGCAGGGAATAAAAGAGATTGCGGATGGAGCATGGAGTTTTATCAAAGATGTTGTGTCAGGTGCGTGGGAGATAATTAAAACCGTAACAAAAGGCGCGTTGAGTATAATAAAGAGCATCATCAGCACTGCTTGGAATGCGATTAAAGCATTGACTTCAACAATCTGGAACGCAATTAAAAAGACCCTTTCTGGTCTTTGGAACTCTCTTAAATCCACAGCCAGCACAGTATTTAATGCAATTAAAACTAAAGTTGTAGGCGTATGGGACAGCGTAAAGAACAAGACATCAAAAACATGGGAAAACGTAGCTACGTTCGTATCTAATAAAGTAGAAGCGATAAAAAATGCTATCACTAATAAGTTTAATGCCGCCAGAGATGCAGTCAGATCTGCGTTTGAAGGCATTGTGGATTTTATTAAAGCTCCGATCAATCAAGCAATCAGCATTGTTAATAATGCAGTTGGAATGATTAATAATGCAATTGGTGGAATTGAATCTGCATTTTCCTTTGGACCCTGGACTGTTCCAACACCGTTTGGTTCAAAGACTATTGGATTTCATGCAACATTTCCACGTATCGGAACTATCCCATATCTGGCCAGTGGTGCAGTTATTCCACCAAGGTCAGAATTCCTTGCGGTATTAGGCGACCAGAAGAAAGGCAATAACCTGGAAGCGCCGGAAAGTCTGTTACGTCAGATCGTCCGGGAAGAATCAGGAAAGGGACAGGGAGACGGAAATACCTACAATGTTACAGTTAATGCATCTGGCAGAAAACTGTTAGATATTATTATCAGTGAAGCTGAAATGAGAAGAAACCGGAATGGGAAGAACCCATTTGAGTTAGCGTAAGGAGAAGAATATGCCGCAGGAACAATTTAAAATAGACAACGTTGTTATAAGAGCACCGGATAGTTACAAACCGGTGTTCGCAACCACTTCTACGGAAGACTCTAAAAGAAGTCAGGATTTGATTATGCACAATACACCAATGGGAACAATTGGCGGGTATGACATGCAATGGGGCGAGCTTACATGGGCTGAAATAGCAACCATACTAAATACTGTACTTAACAAAAGTCAATTCACATTCCACCATAAAGACCCAACTGTTCCGGGAAGATGGATAGACAGAACATTCTACGCATCAAATTTCAACATGGCTGCGCAAACTCTGAAAGATGGGGAAGAAAAGTGGACAGATTTGTCTATCAATGTAAGGAGGATTGAGCCGATTTGATAAATGTATCTACTCAGTTAAAGAAAGAATCACTTACAAACAGAAATTATTACGTGACAGCAAATGTTACATTGTCAAATGGCACAACTCTTAAGCTAGGCAAAAAAGACTTTTATCTGTCTGGAAATAATCTCGTAGATTCAGCAGACTCCGGGGACTTTCCGGTGGGTGTGGCAATCGCAAAAACGGCAAGCTTATCATTAGTAAACGATGATGGGCGTTTTGACGGATATAATTTTAACGCTGCAAGGTTTGTTATCTTTCTCAATGTGCAGTTATCCGACAGGATAGAAACCATAAAGAGAGGTACTTACATTGTATCGAAAAAGCCCGCAACAGCAAGCGAAATAAGTCTTTCTCTCTTAGATAAAATGCATAACGCTGATAAGGCATATGATTCTAATCTGTCTTTTCCTTGTACGGTCAAGGAACTGCTCTCGGAATGCTGTCAGCAATGTGGAATCACTCTTGGAGATGCAGTGTTTCCAAATGCGGATTTTCAGATTCAGAAAGTGCCATCTAATGCGACATACCGTACAATAATCGGAATGTGTGCCGGGATAGCCGGTGGAAATGCAAGAATCGACGAAAATGACTTACTCAGGATTATTACGTTTGATAAGACATTTACCAATACGACTATTTACGATGGTGGAACAGTAAAGAACTGGACAAATGGTGATGATCTGGATGGCGGTACGCTTAATCCATGGACAACAGGGACCGTGATTGATGGTGGTACGTTAAGCAATAACGACTATCACGCGTTATTTTCAATTCAGAATCTACAATATGACGTAGACGATGTTATTGTAACAGGCGTCAAATACGTAGAAGATGAGGCCGAATATATGTCGGGTCAGGACGGCTATGTAATCACTATTGATAATCAGCTATTGTCAGGAAATGCACAGGCAGGAGTCGAAGCTATTGGAAATCAATTAATCGGTTTGCGAATGCGTCCTTTCTCATGCGACGGAATCGCCAACGGATACGCCACTTTCGGCGATCCGGTCGAATTTATTGATACAAAGAATCGTGTCTTTAGATCGTTTGTGACAGATATAGAGTTCGTGTTCGGTGGCTCAACATCATGGAGCTGTAGCGCAAAGAGTGCCGAAGAAGATGCAAGCGAGTTTATTGGCGAACAGCAAGCAGTGGTAGAGCAAGCAAAAAAAGACACAGAGAAAAAGCTATCTGCGTATGACATAAAGCTCAAACAAATGAATGAGCTTGCAGCAAACACGCTGGGCTTCTTCTATACAGAAGAAATGCAAGAAGATGGTTCCGTAATTACATACCGGCATGATAAACCTACGCTTGCTGATTCTAAAGTAATTTATAAAACAGGTGTCGATGGATTCTTTTTGTCAATAGACGGAGGTCAGACATGGAAAGCCGGATTTGACAGTAATGGCGATGCTGTACTGAACATCCTTTACGCAATTGGCATCCAGTCAGAATGGATTAACACGAGAGGATTTACAGCAAAAGATAATAACGGAGACGTGACGCTGCGCGTTGATGCTGACACTGGACGTGTGGACATTGTTGCGAATTCTTTTCAGCTTAAAGGGAAGACTATTAAAGAAATAGCTAATGAATCCGCAAAAAGTTACGTCGATTCAGTGATAACAGACGGTATAGATGTAAGCACTCAATACTTTTATGCGTATGACCCCACGCTTGAGAATGTACCCGCATCTGAATGGACTGACGTAGATGCAAAAGATAAGCATCTTAATGATATTTTCTATAACACGAGTACTAAGAAGATGTTCCGTTTTGTAAAGATTGATGGTACTTATAGTTGGGAGAGCTTTGATGATCCTGATATAAAAGTCGCACTTGATGCTGCATCAACGGCACAAGATACCGCAGATGGAAAAAGACGAGTGTTTTTGGTTACACCTACGCCGCCATATGATGAGGGTGACATGTGGGTTACCTCCACCACTAATGGAAAAGGTGAAATAAAAATCTGCAAAACGCCCAGAAAATCCGGTGCATTTTCATCTGCTGACTGGATTAGCCCATCTTATGTGGATTCTGATGATGTGGATAATGCAATTAGTGAGTATGACACCAGTTTGGGGCAGCCTGAAGTATTCAATAAACTGACTAACAATGGGAAAAATAAAGGTATTTATATTCAGGATGGTGAACTGTATATAAATGCAAGTTATATCCTATCTGGCGTTTTAGCAGGAAAACTGATTAATGGTAAGGGTCTGAATGTCACAGATAAAAATGGTCAGGTTACATTGAAAATTGATGATGATGGAAATGTTTACATTAAAGCAACTGAATTTTCTCTGGAAGGAAAAAACATCAGTGATGTTGTAGCGGAAGAATCGGGTAAATTCAGAACTTTAAATGTAATCTTATCAAATGAGTATCAAGGAATTCCAACCGATAAAGATGGGGGTTATACTTCTTTTCCATCATGTAGCACTACTGTACAGGTCCTGTATGGCTCAGAGGATGTCACCAAAACATCTATTATCGAATGGAGTACATCAAGTGGCGTGTATGGTAGTTCTTACGGGGAAACATATATAGTTACGGGGTTGAGCACAGACGCAGGTACCGTAAAAGTTACTGTGACAAGAGGAAGTCTGACAGCAGAAAAAATATTTGCCATTGCAAAGCAGAAGCAGGGAATTCAAGGAATGCAGGGACAGACTGGCGCTACAGGTGCAACGGGTGCTACAGGAAATGGCATTTCATCCGTCACAACCTATTATCTCGCGACTTCCGAATCCAATTATGTATATACATATACAAGTGGATGGACAACTTCTATACAGACGCCAACGGCTGATAAGCCGTATTTATGGTCATATCAGACAACTTATTATACAGATGGTACTTCTAACAGTACATCGCCACATATTATTGGTATTCGTGGCAAAGATGGAGAAAATGGTAAAGATGCAGGTGACCTGACGCAGGAACAGATATTTAACATTCTGACAAATAATGGACAGACACAGGGGATTTATTTACAGAACAGTCTTCTGTATATAAACGCTTCTTATATTAATACAGGTGCGCTGGCGGGATGGGAAGTTGGATACAAGAAACTCACAGCAGACGGCACGTACGGCAAAATAATATTAGATGCGTCGACTGGAGAAGTCTATTCAGAGACGAATACAGGAGTATATGTACCGGGGTACGGGACGTTGTATGGAACGCGAATTAGAGGAATCAATCTTTATACAGGAACCGTACACGCAAGTTCGGTCTCGGTTAATACCAGTGTTTCTGCTGGCAGTGTTTCTGCGGACAGTATTTCGGCATCAAAAAAAGTTAAAGCAGGCACGCACGTAGAAGCCAGTGGACATTTCTATAGCGTCGGAACGGGGACAGACCTTGCGGATTTAAGTGTCCGAGGGACAAAGAAGAGGATTTTTCCAACAAAAAACTATGGTACACAGGCGTTTTATTGCTACGAAATGGCATCCCCCATGTTTGGAGACATCGGAGAAGCATCCATATCAGAAGACGGCACATGTCTGATAGACATAGATGACATATTCCAAGAATCTACTAATGTAAGGATTGAATATTATGTGTTCTTGCAAAAGGAAGGAGATGGAGATTGTTGGGTAGACCAAAAAGAACAGACATATTTCACTGTAAAAGGTACTCCGGGGCTTAAATTTGCATTTGAAGTCAAAGCGCGTCAAGCTGACTATGAACACATGCGTTTTGCTGATGCAAGTGAAACAGCTTACGATAGGGCAATAGACACAGACATGCCAGAGCCAGACTACAGTAAAAGCCTTGAAATATCAGAACCCGATTACGAAAAAGAGCTTCTTAATAACAGGAAAAAAATTATTGACGAAATGGAGGAAATATCATGAAAAAAATTCTTACAAGTTTTATGAATCTCAGCACTGGAGAAGGAAGTCGCATTGCTTACACCTATTCAGAAGTAGACGAAAGCACAGGAAGTATCATCAGTCAGAACAATAAAGGCAATTTTCTCGTGATGGATGACAGCGTGCAGAAAAATCTTGATTCTGTAAAGAATTACATAAGGAATAATTTCCTTTTATAAGGAGGTAAGTCTAATATGGCCGATACATATACAATACAATTCCGACGGGGTATGTACGCCGATTTTGATACATCGAAAATTCGTCCCGGAGAGCCCGTTGCGATTCTCGGCAATGACCCGTCCGTTCCATCTGGCAAAGCCTTATACATTGCATTTGCGGCTAATGATGTAAGGCGGTTGTGTTCCATTGAGGACATTTCAGAGATGGTTAATGCCGGAGAATTCGTTGGTCCACAGGGTCCCAAAGGCGAAAAAGGTGAGAAAGGAGATAAGGGTGCAGCGGGTCCCGCTGGTCCACAGGGTTCAAAAGGAGAACGAGGAGAAAAAGGTCCACAGGGTTCAAAAGGAGAACGAGGAGAAAAAGGTGCACAGGGTCCTACTGGCCCGCAGGGTCCCAAGGGCGAAAAAGGAGATAAGGGTGATCCGGGAGAAAAGGGCGTGGATGGCACCGTGGCGTTTGAATCGCTGACACCTGAGCAGAAAGAATCACTGAGGGGCGTCTCTATCACAGCGGTTAGCATCGACATAGGTGGAAATTTAGCAATAACATTTTCAGATGGTGATAGTGAAAATGTTGGGAATATTATAGGGCCTCAAGGAGTGCCAGGCCCAAAAGGTGATAAAGGAGATGCTGGACCAGTTGGTCCGCAAGGTCCACGAGGAGAAAAGGGCGAACAAGGAAATGACGGAACATCTCTTAATATCCTTGGTACAAAAGAATCTGAGGCGGACCTTCCTCTGAGTGCGGGGAAGAACGATGCGTATTTAATAGACGGAGAAATGTGGGTTTTTGACGGCACGAATTGGAATAATACCGGCAAGATTCAAGGGCCACAAGGTCCACAGGGTCCAGTTGGTCCGCAAGGGCCAAAGGGTGACCCAGGGCCACAGGGTGTAAAAGGAGACCCCGGAGAAAAAGGAGAGCAGGGAGTACAGGGCCTAAAAGGCGATACTGGGCCGCAAGGTGAACAAGGTCCAGTTGGTCCAAAAGGTGAGCAAGGAGATACTGGCGCGCGAGGAATCACATTCACTCCTGTTGTAGACAGCAAAGGAAACATAAGCTGGAGTAATGACGGAGGACTTGAAAACCCCCAGACAGTAAATATTACCGGGCCGCAAGGCGATACGGGCACAAAAGGAGATGTTGGACCGCAAGGAGAAAAGGGAGAGGTTGGGGATGCAGGACCTAAAGGAGACAAGGGTACTACATTCGTCCCAAGTGTGGATACCGATGGAAACATAAGCTGGAGCAACACTGATGGAATTGCCAATCCCGAAACAGTAAACATCAAAGGGCCCAAAGGAGACAAGGGAAGTGATGCGACTGTCCCGATTGCTACAATTGAAATTCTTGGTAAGGTTAAGCCTGACGGCAAGACAACATTCATAGATGAAGATGGAACACTCCACGCAAAAGGCGGTGGCACAACCGTTACTCCTCCCAAACCCGTAAACAACCCAACAATCGAGAACGCAAACGCATCTGTCACAATTAAATGGCAAGACCCTGAAAATACGGTAACCAGTGGCTCAACAACCTCTACATGGGCTGGTACAAAACTTGTAATGAAAGAAACGGGCTATCCTGCAAATCCAGATGACGGAACACTTGTGGTTAATAATACAGTTCGCGACAAATACAGAACCACAGGCTATACCGTCACAGGGCTGACAAACGGTAAAAAATATTACTTCACACTGTTCCCATACAACACTGATGGCGTATACAACTACGATGCAGGAAACAGACTTCTCGGCGAACCAGAGGATTTGAAGATTGTCACATTCGCTGACGGAACGGATGCTGAAATCGCAAAGATGATTGAAGCGCACTACGCAGGTAAAATCAATATCAGTGATTATTGGGCGGTTGGCGACAAGAGAACCATCCATCACAATGCCATGGATGCAACAGGCGTGAGTGAGTCACACAAAGCGAATGATTATGCCTATGTAATTATCGGAATTGAACATGATGACTTAGTGACTGCTATAAACGGCAAGACCAAGGCTGCTATTACGATTCAGACGGAACGTATGCTGTATTTAGACACTGTGACAGAATATAACAGCTCCTATGATACATTACATGAATGTGGTTATATAAATAGTTCGAACACAAACAGTGGCGGTTGGGAAGGATGCGCTAGACGTACATGGTGCAACAACGTGTACAAAAAATGCCTGCCTACTTATATTCAAAATATGATGAAGCAGGTTAAGAAGTTGACATCTGTGGGAAGTCAAAGTAGTACAATTAAGACTTCTAATGACTATGCGTTTTTGCCTTCTGAAATTGAGATTTTTGGTAGCACAGCATATTCTTTCGCAGGTGAAGGAAAGCAGTATCAGTATTTTAAGAATGCGACTGCTAATAGATATAAGAAGCCATGTTACGACAGCAGTTACGTGTCTGGTTGGTGGTGGGAACGTTCGCCTCACTCCGGCAGCGGTTTGCGCTTCTGTTGTACGAACGTAGACGGGAGTGTGATCTGGAACTTTGCCAGTAACGCTGGTGGTGTTACCCCCTGCTTATGCATCTAAAATCCTATCAAATCCCATCTACCGCCGTAAAGCAGTTAAAAGGATTTGCGACAATCTGGAAAGCAAATTAATGAATTATCTATAGTTGAATGGCTAAGAACAGGAGGTGCATATGGATAAAAAGGAAATTGCAAATATCTACAAAGCCATCAATCGGGTTTCAAACAAGCTGAATGAGATGTCTGAAAAGCTTGACTCGGTGATGCAGATGCTTAATGCGGAATCTAATCGTAAAATTCTAATTAATGGTGATGGCATTGACGGTCTGGCTGAACTTGTATCAACGCATGATTCAGCACTTGATGAACTGGCTACATTAGTTGCAACAATCGGAGGTAAGAATAATGGTTAAATTTTTCGAAGAGCGAGTAATCAATGGGCTAAAAAAATGGACAGATGTTCCTGAGTTGTGGAATAAGAAGGTAATTGAAAGACTTCAAAAGGATGGCTATGTACTGAATGAGGACGGGACAGTAACAGAATCAAAACCAGGAATAGTGAAATAAAATACGTGCAAGGGAGAAAATATGGAAATTAAAGGAATTGACGTATCATCTTATCAGAGTAAGCCAGACTGGGCGAAAGTATCGAATTCTGAAATTAAGTTTGCAATATTGAGAATCCATCAAAAATCTGGAACTGATTCCTCTTTTGAACATAACTACAAAGGATGCAAGTCAAATGGAATCCTTGTCGGCGGATATAAATACAGTTACGCTCTGACACCGGCACAGGCAATTGATGAAGCTGAGAGCGTAATTTCTGTTCTTGGCGGACGCGGAATGGACTTTCCAATCTTCTACGACCTTGAATGGAGTCAGCAGAGAAACCTTGGAAAACAGGCGATTGAGAACATTGCAGTAGCATTTCTGACCAGAATCAAAAAAGCCGGTTATAAGGTCGGTATCTACTGCAATCTTGATTGGTACAATAACGTTCTGTCAGACACCCTGAAAAAGTACGATTGCTGGATTGCTCGTTATCCGGCTAGTGATAATGGCTCTGTACAGGAAAGATTGCGTCCATCTGTTGGTGTAGGCTGGCAGTATTCCAGTAGAGGAAAAGTATCCGGCATTAGTGGTAACGTTGACATTGATGTATTCTATAAGGATTACAAAGAGGAGGTTTCTGCAATGGATAAAGCTATTGAAAAAGTGATTCTTATTGCAAAAAATGAGATTGGATACCTTGAAAAGAAGAGTAATAGTCAGCTCGACAGTAAGACTGCAAACGCCGGTTCAAACAACTATACGAAGTACTGGCGAGACATTAAGCCATCATATCAAGGACAGCCTTGGTGCGCAGCATTCGTGAGTTGGTGTTTTATGGAAGCATTCGGACAGGAAAAAGCAAAAAAACTGTTGAAGCACTGGCCCTATGTTTACTGCCCAACACTTGGTAATCTGTTTACAAGGAACGCTAATCCAAAGATTGGCGATATTGTAATCTTTTATCGTAACGGAACTTTTGCTCATACCGGCATCGTAACGGCTGTAATCGGAGACAGGTTCTATACCATCGAGGGAAATACTTCTGGCGCATCTGGAATTATTGCAAATGGCGGCGGTGTCTGCGCAAAGAGTTATCTTAACAGTCAGATGCCCGGAACTAAGTTCTGTACACCAGATTATAGTATTGTATCCGATGCATCCGCACCCGTAAAACCTGAGAATACATCATCTAATACTGCACAGACAGGAGAGAAATATATGTTTAATCCAGAAACAGTAAAAGCAGGAGATAAAAACACATCTGTGCTCCTCTTACAGGAAATCTTAAGAGCCAGAGGTTTTAAAGGAAAAGGCGGCAAAGCTCTGAAACTTACATGGACAGCAGATACGAACACGATTTGCGCTCTGAAAGCTTATCAGGAATCCAGGAAAGAAGTTCTGGAAGTGGATGGTATTTGCGGACCCGCCACATGGAAAGATTTGATTGCCATATAAAAATATCCCGGGGTTAATTCCCCGGGAATTTTATTTATAAACATATTTAGTATCACTTCGGAAGTTTTAGACTGTTATCGTTAGTCACACGTTAGTCACAAATAAAAATATTATTTCCTAATATAATAGTTCCAAAAACGCTGTATTTACAGGCATTTGCGCAAATTCTCAATTCCTGTTTGCTGGTCACAAACAATAAAATTAGAATAATGAAAATGAAATGAGGGAAATCCTTGCAAAATCGCTGAAAACGTTGATTTTAATAGGGTTTCCGGCATTTCGATAATGATATTTCGGTTGTTTTAGAAAGATTAAAATGGGTTCCGTTAGTCACAATTAGTCACAAATGGAACTTTTATTTTTTCAATCTCTGTTCGAAGTTCTTCCAGTGTCCTGTGTCCATATACCGCATTTGTAACATCTCCACCAAAGGAGTGGCCAAGCATTCGCTTTCGGTCGTTTTCCCGGACACCGTATTTTTCGCACAGTGCAGAAAAGGTGTGCCGACAATCGTGCGGCGTGTGCTTCGGATTACCGACTATTCCTAAACGTTCCAGTGTAGGATAGAACAATGCTTTTCTGTGATGCTGCTGAGTATACACGCATAATTTTCCATCTTGTGTCAGTACTTTCTGTTCGACAAAATGATATACGGCAGGATGTATCGGGACAATTCTGTTTTTACCGGCTTTTGTTTTAATGCCGCCTTGAAAGTATTTTTCTTCCAAGTTAGTTGTGAGTTTTAGCACTTCACCAATTCGCCATCCAGAATAGCACATGATAAGAATGAGCTGCACTTCTGGATCGTCGGTATTATTCCACAACACTTGCATCTCCTGATCAGAAAATGGCGTTCCATGTTCGGTGTCATTATCAGCATTGACATGGACATATAACGCCTTATTTTCCGTTACAATTTCTGAGTATACGGCATATTTGTACATCTGTTTAAATAGAGTCAAAATAGCCATCTGGCTTTGCTTTTTCAGCTTACAATCATCAATAACCTTTTGCATATCAGGAGCCTTTAAATCTTCGAATATGCGATTGTGCAGAACAGTACAGTTCGTATAAGCTGTCCGGTATGCTTCTTTCGAACTGTATGACAGCTTTGTACCCTTTGAGAACTTCCACGTATAAAACTGTTCATATACATCTGAGAACGTCAATTTTTTGATTTCCGGGTGTTTTCCTTCAACTCCCTTAATTGTATTGTAGTCGGCAATCAAACGGCTTATAAGAGTATCTATGTCCGTTGCAGGAGATACCTCAAGAGTCCGTTCCATGCCGGGTTGATACGTGCCGGCTTTGTATGCTGTCAGGACAGTGAAACCTTTTATCCAGTCATCTACATAGCAGATTGCCGGCGGACGTTTTAGTTTACCATTATCGCCTAGTGTAGCTGGTGGATGCACTGCGAAACAGTTTCTTCGGTTCTTGCCAAGATACCGGATAGAGCCGAAATTATTCGGCAGTTTTGGATATTTCTTTCTTTTCTTCGCCATTTTTATTCCTCTTTTCTTTATGTAGCTGTTTTTAGGTATAAAAATAACAGCCGAACAAATTTTCTGTCTTGTTCGACTGCTCCGAAGATGATACAATATGTTTTGCCAGAATATAGCATCTCTCCGGAGATGTATAAACGCCGTCCCGGTACGCCAATGCCAGGGCGGTTTTTTATTTAATTATGTGATTTCCAATTTGATCTCATTATAATTCCAACAATCCAATATATTCCGCCAGAACAAGCACCCAATATTAAAATCCAGAACCAGCTTAGATACCATGGCATTTTCCGCTTTATATACGGTGTACCTGAACTCGCCGCTGAGGACGCAGAGGAAGATGCAGAATTATTAATGATGATGTCTCTGTTGTTAGAAGTCAACTGCTCTACTTGTTTTCCGCACTTAGGACACACTACGCAGTCGTCGTCAATAAGTTCTCCGCAGTGCTTACAATATTTTTTCTTTTCATTCATGATAAACACCCTCCTGATATGTTTTCGCCACGCTTCGCACTTTTTATGCGGATTATGTATTTTGTACCGCTGATTTTGCGATATTATGTAAAGTACGGTTATATGTGGTATTTTTATTTTATCATTTTACGAACATATTGTAAAGATTTAGAACGAAATAGAGTGATTTAGATGAAAAAGAAATGTTTTAAGTGCTTTGTACTTCTCTTGCTGATCTATAAGGTATTTAGTCTTGTACATACCCCACAAAAGATAATTTCCAATAATAATCAGAAGGATATGCAGATAGTTCATTCGTATACGGTATATCAGGAGCATTCTGTCCAGAAGTATCCGCATACAAACAACGGCGGTGGAAAAGTTTGTGATCTCGCATTTTTCTTCTGTGAAAGCATAATTTTCTTTGAGATTGTAAAGTTTGCCTATGAAATAACAAAAGTCCATGTGTATATTTGGCAGTTGCCAAGAGTCGGAATAGATGGTATAATAGCAAAAACGAACTAATGTTCGGTTCTATTTCCCACAGCCGGACATATACTGTAGCGTAGGTGGTAGTTGTGACAGGGAGGATTATTTATGGATTATAAGAAGGAAATTATTGAGATGATAGAGAATACTGAAAATGAGGGCAAGTTAAAATTTGTCTATACAATTCTTATCAAATATCTAAAATCAAAGAAGCAAGGGGATTAACCCTTGCTCTTTTTGTTTAGTGATGAAACTATTTGTTTTATTGCTTTCTTATCTTCTTTATCGAGTGCTTTGTATTCCTCGATAAAATCTAAGATGTCAGGTTCTGACATAAGATTTCCAATTATGATTGCATAATCGTCATCGCTTTTAGAACCCATGAGGTATGTCGGTGTTACTTCCAAAACGCCACATAGAAGCTCAATGGTGTCCATATCTGGTTTACACTTATCTTTTTCCCAGTCGCTAATTGAATTATGCTTTGCATTGATTTTTTCTGCAAGTTGCTTCTGAGTCAGCTTCTTTGCCGTTCTGGCTTGCTTGATTTTCTCGCCAAATGTCATTATCGGTTCCTCCTTTCATGATTAATAATAATATAGAAATTTCGAACTGTCAATAAAATAATTTCGATTTTCTCGAAATTTCTTCTTGACATTCGGATAGTTCGAAGTTATACTGTAATTGTTCGATGAGAACGAAATTCAAACAGAAAGGAGAAATGAGAATGTGCGTTGGTAAAAAAATTAAGTCATACCTTGAGAACAACGGCATAACACAGACATTTGTCGCCAATAAAACTGGCATTCCTGTTCAGAAACTCAATCTTTCTCTCAATGGAAATCGCAGATTAGATTTCGATGAATACGAATTAATTTGCGGGGCGTTATCTGTTGGGACTGACAAGTTTCTTGAACCGAAAATTCCAGAGCAGAAAGGAGAATAAATGGACGCATTACAATTTAATAAAGCCGTCAGTCAACACTGCAAAGAATCTGGTGGAGACTGTTGCAAATGTGACCTTCGGCTTTACTGTTATCTATCGCCAAGTGAGCGACCAGATGAGTTAGTGAGTCTGGTTATTGATTTTTTGCATAACCACATTGAAAACCATGGTCATTATACCCATCACAGTGCGGCTTCATTTCCGTGTATTGATGATATGGACATGAGCACCGCAGTAGGCGGCGACCGTTATCAGAAACCTCATACTCTTCATAAACAGTCACATGCTTATGAATCTTGTGGCAATGATACATCCGTGTAATTGTTTCAACCATACAATTCCCCTTTCGTTATACTCAGCATGTCGGTGCCTGTAAATGCATTATAGGTAGAGGGGAAAGGAAATACAATAGGTTGATGGGAAGACGAAAGATTTTTCTAAAAAAAATAAGAAAGGAGTATGAAATGAGCGAGGTTGATACTTACATCAAAGAAAATGCAGAAGTCCATCAGTTCGCTGCAGAGGTTGCGAGAATCATATCAGGCATTCCACAGATGCCAGAGTTCTCGTCAGAGAATATGACTGTAGCCGACGCGAGTCAACTGATCGGACTTCCTATTACAGCAATCCGGGCAGGGATTGTGTATGGATGGTTGCCGATTGGCGTGGCTGTGCAGAATAACAAGCCAGCAAAAAGCCTTTCCGGTGGACGAATCACATACATCATAAGCCCTAGGAAAGTCTATGAAGTAACTGGTCATGTCTGGAAAGGCAAAGAGGCTCTCAATAAGTGAGTGCCCCGGAGGGAGCCGAAACCTCCACCCCGGAGCTTTGCACCACTAAAACACCTTAGTGGATAGATACATTATAGTTCTCTATCTGCTAATTGTAAAGACAAATAAGAAAAAATAAGGAGAAATTAGCTAGATATGAGCGAAATTAGAAACAAAAATCAGCCAACATGGGCTGACATCGAAGTAACACTTGCGACTGAAATTGTCGAAGAAAGCAAGAAAAAGTCAAAAAGATGGTTCACAGCATGGGTTGTGACGGCTGCCGCACTGGTGGCAAGCAACCTTGCGTGGATTGCAGGAGAAATGAAATAAAATGAAAGAATATATGTTGATCGCCGTATGCATGCTCGCCGGGAAATATGTGGATATACCTATCTGGCTAAACATCTTTTTCGGTATCTCGGCAGCATGGGCAGTACGCCAGATGGAAGCAGACTGGCAGTAGGAAATAAGGAGGATAAGAAGATGTTCGAGAAAGAGATTGATGAAATTTACGAACTCTGTAAAAGAGTTGTGAACGAAGTTCCGGCAGTAAGTGTCGAATTCAGTTATTCAATTTATGGCATGAGAGTATGTGGGCTTAAAAGAAAAGAAGATGCTTGCCTTCCAAAAGACGTGTTCAAGTGGGATTTGTACCAAAACGTATCTTTCAACCCATTTTATGAGAATGCAAGCCGCGAAAGTCTCAGAATAATCAAAGCTTTCTTGTTGGAACTTCTAATAGATGGGAAGTGTCCAAATGAGTAAACAGATAGCAATTATGAAGCTCCTTCCAAGTCTGGAGATAGCAGGATGTATTAACGAACTGCTCAGAGAGCTTCAATCCAGAGGAGATCACATTTTGGATTATGAGAACTGCGACATGTCTCTTGACCATGTGGAATACCACAAGGCAGAAGATATCGACGGAGAGAAGTTCGGGGACGCTTCAGACAATCTGTATTGCTTTTTTAAGGCGGTGTGAACATGGATGAGAGAATTAATGAAGTTCTGAGATTGATTGATATACAGCTTGCCACAGTCCCGGATAACCCCATTGAAGAATCATACAAGGCAAGAATGCTAGCAAACTATGTACAGGCTCTAAATGGGCTTTTAACGGCTCAGAAATCGTATAAGGAGGAAACGAATGAGTGAATTTGAAATCCGTATTCCGGCAAGGAAGAAACAACTGGTAACCGGAAAAGACAATCAGGTTGTAAAGGTTTCATCAGACGCATGCAACGCACTGGTTGAAATCTATAACGAATCAACCTTATCAATGAAAGACATTGCAAGCTTGCTGATTATTGAGGGCAGTAAACATGTGGTTTATGACAAGGAGGAATAGAAGTGAATATATATGAGAAGTTAGGGATTATTCAGTCAAAACTGAAAGCCCCTAAAGGGCAGTACAATTCCTTCGGAAAATACAAATATAGAAGTTGCGAGGATATTTTGGAGGCTGTAAAACCACTTCTGGCAGAAACAAAGACTGTGTTAAGCGTCACAGATCGGATGGAAGTTGTTGGAGACAGAATATATGTCAGAGCAGAAGCTCATCTGAACGACTGCGAAGATACCGGCGAGATTGCAACTGTTGCTTATGCAAGGGAAGAAGAGTCTAAGAAAGGCATGGATTCTTCACAGGTGACAGGTGCAGCTTCATCTTATGCCAGAAAATACGCTTTGAATGGACTGTTCTGCATTGATGATAACAAAGACAGTGATTCTACTAATACAGGAGATAAAGAAAAAACGTCCGGCAGAAAAGCGGAGCCGGCAAAAGAAACCGAGATGATTAGTTCCGAGACTACTATGTCAATTAAAAATATCATTGATAAGTACCCGGAAGCCAAGCTTTTAGAACAGATCAAGGCTCGTTTCAAGGTAAATGACATTAAGTCACTTACAAAAGAGAAAGGGCATAAATGTCTCAAAATGTTAATTGACTATGACAAACAGCATGTAGAAAAGGAGTAACAGCATGAATAAAGTAATTCTTACAGGAAGATTTACACGTGATCCAGAAATCAAGTATACCAACGATGGAACATCTATTGCAAGATTTTCTATTGCGGTAAACAGAAGATTCGTGAAAGAGGGTTCTGACCAGAAAGCAGATTTTTTGAATTGTATCGCTTTCGGAAAGTCGGCAGAATTTATCGAGGAATATTTTTCTAAAGGAATGAAAGCGGATTTATCCGGGAGAATCCAGACTGGCAGCTACACTAATCGTGATGGACAGAAGGTATACACAACAGATATTGTTGTGGAAGAGATTGAGTTTGGTGAAAGCAAAGGTTCTAACCAGAGTCAGCAGAAGTCATGGACACCACGTCCAAAAACAGACCCGGACGGATTTATGAATATCCCAGATGGAATTGACGAGGAGTTTCCGTTTGCATGATACAAATTGACAGTAGGGAACATCAAAAAATTATTGATGGCATTAAGAAAGCATTTGATGCAGCAGGAGAAAAATGGTTCGTGTCAAAGCTTTACGTCGGAGATTACATGAATTATGACAACCCTCGACTGGTTGTTGACCGGAAACAAAATCTTTCTGAATTATGCGGTAATGTATGCCAACAACATGAAAGATTCCGTGCTGAGATTATCCGGGCAAACGAAGCAGGAATAAAACTTGTGTTCCTGTGTGAACACGGAAAAGGGATTGAGAAGCTGGATGATGTTCTCTGGTGGGAGAATCCCCGGGCAAAGAAAAGAGTTAAAAAGAATGGCATCTGGGTAGAACAGGAACAGAAAGTTATACATGGAGATGTCTTATATAAGATTCTTTGCACGATGCAACGCAAGTATGGTGTCGAATTTCTGTTTTGCGACAAGAAAGACACTGGCAAAAGGATTTTGGAGATTCTGTCGAATGGATAAAGAAACAATTAAACAACAGAATAGCATGAGGGACGTTCTGAGCAGATATGGCATGGTTCCAAACAGAGCAGGATTTATAAAGTGTCCATTTCATAGCGGCGACCGTACTGCATCCATGAAAATCTACAAAGACAGCTATTATTGTTTCGGTTGTGGTGCGACTGGTGACATATTTACATTCGTTCAGAACATGGATAATTGCGATTTTAAGACAGCTTTTACCATACTTGGAGGAACTTACCAGAAACCAGATTTCTCTTCCAGAATGGCAATATATCACCATCAGAAACAGATAGAAATGCGACAGAAGGAAGAGCAGAAGAAAAAGGCTGAGCTGCAAGAATGCTTGTCTGATATAGATTTCTACCGGGCTATTCTTGGCAGAGTGAAACCATTGTCTGACGGATGGTGTGAATCGTGGAATAGGTTACAACTTGCGCTATATCATCATGGATTTATAACAGGACTGGAAGAAGGTGATTAAAAGTGGAAATGATAAACAAGCTCACGAAGGATTCTATTCTGGACGAAGAAGTGTTTGGTGAGATATTTAGTCAGGAAGACGAGATACGCAAGGCACGTCTTACGCTGACTCTTCTGGATAGAGCCAAGGAGCTTGGCGTAAAGAAAAAATTTGAGGATTTGCTTAAAGCCTACACGAAAGTACAGAAGCAGATGATTGAGAAAGAGAAAAGTAATAGGACGTTGTCTATGCTGGACCAGTGGACTAATTTCTCTGATTGTGAATATGATCGAATGAAATGCCTTAACTGGATAGCGGACGATGATGGAATCAGAATCTCAAATACTAATCCAGGATCGCCGGATATTATAGCCTGTTATCACCCTATACTTCCAATAGAGCGAATGAAGAATCTGGAGACCGGAGAAGAACAGATAAAGCTAATCTATAAGAGGAATAATAAATGGTCTGAGGTTATTGTGCCGAAAACCATGGTTGCATCATCTACTAAAATCGTTGGATTATCTGCGCTTGGGATTTCAGTGACATCTGAGAATGCGAAGTTTCTTGTACGGTATCTGTCAGACGTTGAGAATGCAAATGACGACTATATCAATATTCAGTATTCATCAAGCAAAATCGGGTGGATCAGGGACTATTTTCTTCCTTACGACAAGGACATTGTATTTGATGGAGATATGAGGTTCCGACAACTGTATGAAAGTATTAGTGTAGGTGGCAGCAGAACAGAATGGTATGAACACGTGAAGAAGGTTCGTGCTACTGGAAGAATAGAGCCCAAAATCATGTTAGCTGCAAGCTTCGCCAGTATTCTGATTAAACTGGTCGGTGCCCTTCCATTTTTTGTGGACCTCTGGGGAGAAACTGAGGGTGGCAAGACTGTGACGCTTATGTTGGGGGCTTCTGTCTGGGCGAATCCAGGCGAATCACGATACATAGGAGACTTCAAGACAACAGATGTGGCTCTGGAAGCAAAATCCGATATGCTCAACAATCTTCCGCTAATTCTGGATGATACTTCCAAGGTATCTGCCAAGATCAGGGATAACTTTGAAGGGATTGTGTACGACTTGTGCTCCGGCAAAGGAAAGAGCCGTTCTAATAAGGAACTGGGCGTGAACCGGGAGAACCGCTGGCAGAACTGCATTCTGACCAATGGTGAGCGCCCGCTTGCAGGATATGTCAGCCAAGGTGGAGCTATCAACCGAATTATTGAGGTCGAGTGTTCTGAAAAGATATTCGATGATCCACAGCTTACCGCAGATACCCTTAAAAAGAACTATGGATATGCAGGAATCGACTTCGTAAACGTAGTCAAGGAAATGTCCATTGACGATATAAAAGCCCTGCAAAAGCACTATCAGGGGCTTATACAGGACGATGATAAGATGCAAAAGCAAAGTATATCTATGAGTATCATTCTGGTAGCAGATAAGATTGCAACAGATCAGCTATTCCATGATGGTCAGTACATCGACATTGAGGCAGCAAAGAACCTCCTGACAGAGAAAGAAATGGTGTCTGAAAATGAACGTGCTTACTGGTTCGTAGTTGACAAAATCGCTATGAACGGAATTAAGTTCGATGATAACCCGGATGTTAAGACAGAAAGATGGGGAGTTATTGACAATGATCCGGTAGAGGAAACGTCAACCGCAATAATCTATAGCGCAGCGTTTGATGATCTGTGCAAAATTGGAAAATTCTCCAGAAAGGCATTCTTGTCATGGGCTATCAAGAAGGGGCTTGTGGAAACTGACAGCAGAGGTTATCCGACTAAAGCGAAGAAGCTGGACGGAATTGTCACTAAATGCGTGTTCTTGAAAATTGTAGACGAAATTCCAAAAGGATTCGCGAATTGCAATGATAATTTTGAAATTACGGACGATATTGTGTTTGATTGATGAACAATTTGCCCAAAAGGTAACCGGGTAACCTAGGTAACCTATGATTCTGCATATATATATACGAGTATTTATATGCGCATATTGAGTATAAAAGTTTCCCTATATGATGAAGTCAGGGTTACTCGGTTACTCGGTTACCTACCTGTAAAATCAATGGTTTACACGAATTAGTACGGTTACATCTCGGTTACTGTGGGTTACTTATATTAAAATAATATAAATATATTATATTTATAAAATAAAATTAAATAGAGCGTATACAGTATATTGTATACAATATTCAAAGGAGACGGTAAAAATAAAAGTAGAAGCAAAGGATATTCCGTATATTCAAAAATTCATGACTGAATTCTGGAAAGCTATAAAAGATTTCTATTTAGTTGAACTTACAGACGAATATTCCAGGCAGGCCACTGATCGTCTGATAGAACTTGGAGAGTATGCGGAAATGTGCCCTGATAATAATGATAAACAGTTTATTAAGAATTGTCTAGTTGCTTTTAATAAGCTATTAGATTCTAAACAGAGAGGATTGATAAAGAATGTACAACACAAAGAACAGATATGAGCAGGGACAGGCTCTCAGAAAAGAAATATATATGTATATCGTCAGTTATATTAAACTGGTTGGATATGCACCGTCGATTACAGAGATTTCTGAAAGAGTGGATGCCGGGAGAGCTACGGTCTGGAAGCATATCAATAATCTGGTTGATGATGGTTTGCTCAAGACGAACCACCCCAGTACCGACAGGGCATATACTCCGGTTGGGTACGGAATAAGAAAGATAAACAAGGAGATAAAATGAAACTTTATGACATTGTTGCAGCAGACGGTGAATTTGTAGAGTCCTTGACACAAAGAGAAATCATGAATAAATTCGGACTTACAAAATGCAGATTCCGTACATTCTTGGATAACAGCTATCTGATTGACGGCAAATATTGGATAGATGACTCCGCTGAAGATATGCAGGTGACTAGAAACGGATGCCGGAAGATGTTAAAACAGTTTGATGCTTTAACAGAAAACATAAGGAGGTTTGTTGGATGGGAAGCCTAAAAATCAAGCAGAAAAAGAAAGCATTCATTCCATATACAAATAAACAATCTCATATGTTCGCACAGTCTATCCAGAACTGCCAGAAAGAGTTAAAAGAGATGGAGTTAAAAGCCTTTGATGATGGGTTCGAGGATGGAAAGAACTGGTCTGACGTGCTGAATTTTGTGATTTTGTTCTATGTAATGCACGAATTACATGGATGGGGATGGAAACGTTACATGAAGTCCGTAAAAAGAATTAATAACTACATCAATGATATCAATTCTGGAAAAACATCATTGTCTGAAATGGTTGATGATTTGGAAAAGAAGCATCACATTCAGATTTGTGATGATTATAAGGAGCTGATTGAGAGATATGGAGCGTAAAGCTGCACCGATGATTTATATACAGAATAACGGACAGGTAGCATTTGGGTAAATGAAAGTAGGACGAGAAATGAATATTAAGTTAAAAGAAATCAGCAGAGACGATTTAAAGGTAGGAGATACCGTCGGAATTGCCAGAACGGTGAATTGCGGGTGGTTATCGACGTTCCGACATAGAAAAATTATTCCGGTTAAGATTACAAGAATCACTCCAAAAAGAACCAAGATCGAAACAGATATATATGAAGAACATGGAAAAGGCGAAAAGTTTTACGAATACGATGAAAATGCCAGAAAAGAAAATGAACTTCTGGCTGAAACTATTGGAAAAGCACTTATGAATAAAATGGTCTTTCAGATGCCAGCGGATTCGGAGGTGGAAGCATGAGTTATATCAAAGACAGATTAAAGCAGTACGCGGATAAATATTCGGACTGCTACAAATACGCTGGGGTGTATGTCAAAGCTATTCAAGATATGATTGAGCAGCTTCTGACTGATCTGGAACAGGATGAGAAAGAAAACGGATGGATTCCGGTAAAATATCATCAGATATCAGAAAAAGAACGTGAAGAAGAATCTATTTCGAGAGACATACATTATATGCTTAACTGCAAAATGCCAGATGACGGACAAGAAATATTGGTTACTAACGGAGAATCAACATGGCAAGATACAAGCTTTATTGATTGTGACGGATATTATCTTGATAGCGGTTATGATTGGATTGAGATTACGGCATGGCGACCACTTCCAGAACCGTATAAGGAGGACTAAGCATGGAAATGTCAATTTTTGATAAAGACGGCAAGACCTACACCAGATTCAAGATCACACTAAAAGAGTTTAAATTAAAATTCCTGAGAGGTCTACTGACAAAATACGGTATTGACACATCAGAACCAGTCAAGAAAAACAGCAGATACATTTACTTCGAGAAAGAGGGAGATTGGATTAATGGGAAGATGTAAATTTGAATGCCCGGACGGTGAAACAGAATGCTGCATCTGCTGTGAGAAACAGGATTCCTGCCAGTGCAGATGTGATGATATGGACAGTTATGAATATGCGGAGGAATGTGAAAATTATATCGCAGAGGGAGAAAATAATGAATAAATATTTTGCATTAGTTTTAAGCATTGCAAATGCTGGATGTATTGTTGTGAATATAATCAATCAGAAATGGGATATTCTGGTGCTTAATATTATAGCATGTGTGTTATGCCTCGGTAATTTCATGGCGAGTGATTAAAAGGAGAAATGAAAAATGCGCTTAATAGATGCAGACGAATTAATTAAATACATCAAAATTTGGGAAATTGGGATGAGTATTAGTTCTGACCAGAAAGAATTTATTAATTGTGTCCCGGGGTACAATACTTTAAGTCTGATGCTGAGAGGAAGTGAAGCGTATGAGTAAATCAGTATTAGTGATAGACGCACCAGAAAATTGCTATGATTGCCCGTTCGGAACTTCATACTGCGGTGAACTTGAATATGTGGGTTATTGTGAATTAGCTGATTGTTTAGATTATGATGTAATTCTGATGACAGAAGAACATTATGATTACGAAAGCAAATCAAGACCTAAATGGTGTCCATTGAAGCCATTGCCGGAGAAAAAAGAGTATATCGTTCCGAATGACAATGTAGAATCACAAAAAGATATTATTGCGGTTGGTTGGAATGCCTGCTTGAGAGAAATTACAGAAACAAGCGATGAAAACAAGCGATAAAAAGTAAGCGATAAGAGGTGGAGAAATGATTATTTTAACTGGAAAAATCGTGTTTGTAAAGACACAGGAAGAATATTTGAGTGTTCTGAAAATGGCAAAGCTTCAGGGATTCACATGGGCGAGAGAAAACCATTTAAACCCTATCGTAATTCCGTTTCCAAACATATTGAATTTTTACGACAGTAAGATTGTTACTTACAACTATGTTGAAAAGACAGTGTATGAAGCATCCGAAATCGTCGAAGATGAAGAAAAAATCAAGGATGCAGTAAAACTTGTCAGAACATTCACTAAATACCCAGACAGAACAGCATTGACGGATGCATTCATTGAATCGTTGAAGCTGCTCACAGACACTATAGAGAGTCAGATGGAAGAGGTGAAGTAGATGGAGAGATTAACAGAAAGAGAAAGAAATGTTGATGGTACAGGAGTTGCAAAAGAAGAAATTACGGATGGATTATTAAAACCGTTTGCGGATAAAATTCTTACGAAACTTGCTGTTTATGAAGACTTAGAAGAACAGGGATTGCTTGTGAGATTGCCGTGTAAAGTAGGAACAGAAGTCTATTACATTTTAGGCATTCCAAATAAGACGCCATGTGCAATCGACAAGTGTGTATTTAAGTTGTCGGACATAAATAAAATCGGTAAAACAGTATTCCTCACTCGTGAGGAAGCTGAGAAGAAGTTGGAGGAGATGAAGAAATGAACAACAGACCTACACCAGACATAACGCCAAACCTTGCTATATCAGCATACCGCGTATTACAACAATATTGTACTAGATAGCCAGCGGATTGCAAAGGTTGCGGATTCTACGAGCACTGTCCAGAATGTTTTCAAGGCATACCATGTGACTGGAGTTTGAATGAAGAAGGTGAAATAAATGAAGTTGAGAAATGCGACGTTGATTGATTACGGAGTGCCGCCGGATGATATACCGACATTACAAAGTCACTTGCGGAATCTTAGTGAGAGCGATAAATATAATCTGTTACAGGTATCTATCAAATATGCGCCCGGCATCGAATCACAAATCTATGACAGCATCGTGAACAGTATTGGTTATCGAACAATGGAGAAGATCAGGACGGTTCCTGCAACAGAAAACGACTTCTACGGATACAAACGCAAGGTCATGGCGGAATATTATCATCTGGCCAAATTGATTGGCAGACTTTAAAAAGTTTAAAAAATTATAAAAGTGGTAGAGAGCTATGTGCACCCTAGTATGGTATTATAGTATATATAACTATAACTATGCTAGGGCCAGTTGGAGGCGAATTCAACATGAATGTTCAAGAAATTAAATTAAAAGACATAAAACCGTATGGAAAGAACCCAAGAAAAAAATGATGATGCAGTTCCTTACGTCGCTGAAAGCATAAAACAATTTGGCTTTAAAGTTCCGATTGTTATTGATAAGAACAACGTAATTGTCGCTGGACATACCCGATACAAAGCAGCGAAAAAGCTTGGATTTAAAAGCGTACCATGTATTATTGCCGATGATTTGACAGACGAACAGATAAAAGCTTTTCGTTTAGCCGACAACAAAGTATCTGAAAAGGCAGAATGGGATTTAGATTTACTGGATAGCGAAATTGAAGGAATATTCGATATTGATATGACCGATTTTGGCTTTGAGTTCGAATCAGAAGAACCAGAAGCCGAAGAAGATGAATACCAAGGAACCGTTCCAGAGGATCCTGTCACTCAAAAAGGTGATATGTGGAAGTTGGGTGAGCATCTACTTTTATGCGGAGATAGTACATGCATCACAGATGTCGAGAAACTAATGTGTGAAGAAAAAGCTGATATGTGCTTCACTGATCCGCCTTATGGATATGAATATCAAAGCAATTTAAGGAAAAAGAGTAAGAAGTTTGACGTCATTGAAAATGATGATAAAATATTAGATTTTTTCCCAAGCATACAACTTGTGTGCAATGGTTTTATATTCATATGCACGACGTGGAAAGTTCT